CGGTGGCGTCATCCCCCAGGTGCGCGAGCGCGAGGTTGCAGATTTCCACGACCGATGCCATGACTGCCTCCCGTAGGACGGGAGGGGCGCCGTGGTTTCCCGCCGACGCCCCTCCCTGTTCACGAACCTGTCAGAGACTCACTCCGATGCACTTGCCTTGGACTTGCGTCGGAGCCGCGGCCCCTCTGCCGTGTCCGCATCATCGACGGGAGCTGCCTTCTCGAGCGGTTCCAGGACGGCGCAAGGCGGTCCCGAGTACTCGAATACGTCGCCCTCGCGGCGATAGCAGTTGTCGATGAAGCAGTTCTCCAGTGCGCGGTGCTTCGGCATGGTTTCCTCCTATCAGACCGAGAAGCCGGAAGCGTAGAACTTGCGGCCGTCCTGGATGTTGTGAACCACGTCCGCAGTGACCGTGCCGGCGGAATAGGTTCCGCTGACGGTGTACTGCGCTCCGAGGTACCGCTCGCCGAGGCTGGCGACCTGCGGAGGGATCGGAACCATGAACTGCGCTCCGGCAGTCAGGCTCGCCGTGACGATTGCGGCCGTAGCAGCAATCACGGTCGGGCTTGAAAGCGATGCGTTGTCATCGGTCACGATCTGGAACGTGATGCTGGTGCCGCCGGAGAATGCGGTTCCAACGGTGAACACGAAGAACAGATCCGCGCCCTCACCGATTTCTCGAGCCTGGAGCAGGTCGATCTTGTCGGTGCTGACCGCGGTGGTGGTGACGGCCTGGGCCGTCGAAACGCGAAGGAACTGATCAACAATCATGGTAAGACCTTCTTTCTTTGTGAATCGCGCCTATCAGGCGACGACGGCTTCGGTGTTGAGGATCGCATCGACGCGACGGCATGGGACGCCGAGGAACGACAGCCAGCTGTACGGGGTTCCGAACTGCGACAGACCCTGCTGGACGGTGACCGCGTACTGGCTCTTGTCGAGCGCCATCACGGACAGGCCGCTGTGGACGGTCCGGTTCATGTAGAACGCGGCGCGGCCCATCGACATGTTCGGGATGCGGTAAAGAGCACGCGCCATCGCGCTGATGATGTTGTTTGCCGAAGTGTACGCCTGCGTGCCGCTGGCAGAACGGATGTCGGCAGCCTCGATGTTGGCGATGCGAACGACGTAGCGCCAGTCCTTCACGACCAGGCCGTTCTTCCACTGGTACCGCGTCACGTATGCCTGCATGCGGTCGGTCGAGGAAGCGGTGGAACCGCCGGCGCTGGACGGGGTATAGACCGTCTGCTCGCCGAGATCCTCGTGCATGAGGCCAGCCGTCGAGCCCTTCGGGAAGGGGCAGTAGACGGTGTTGTCGCCCCAGACCACGAGGTAGATCGAGGTCTGCGCGTTGGCCGTCGTTCCGGCGCATGAGATGATGTTCTGCGAGTTGTTCGGCGAGCCGGCGCCGATGTCGCTGTACCGCGGCGCGAGGCCGAGGAACTGCTTCGGATCGGTGGCAGGATTGCCGTAGAACAGCGTCGTAGCCATCGTCTGGTTCATGGCCTCGAGGAACGCATTGTCCTCGGACAGGCGGAACTGCGCGGTGTTGCCGTTCAGCATGGCGAGATCCTTATCAACCTCGCTGCGAGCCTCGAGGATGCCGCAGGCTTCATCGACCTGGGCAGTCGTGCTCTTGCTGCTCGGGATGCCCTGGTTCAGCGCACGCCAGTAGACCGTGGGAAGACCAGTGCGAATCACGACGCGCTCGCCGGTGGGCAGGTTGCCCTCCTTGAACACGCAGTCCTCGAGGATCTCGTTCGACTGCGAGAGGAGTTCGGCGATGACGGGAACCTTCCCGTCCGGATCGGTGCGCTTCGCCCAATCGGCGAGCGTCAGGTTGGTGTTGGTAAGAGTTGCCATTGCGTAATTCCCTTCTTGGGTTTAGGTGTTGGTGGAGTACAGGGCATCGGCGAGGTCATTGAACGAGCGGGGTCCGGCCGGCTTGGCCTCGCCTCGAGTTCCCGTGACCATGCTGTCCTCGCTGATCGCCTTCCCGGCGCGGAACATGAACCGGATCACTTCCGGGTGGTTCCCGAGGCCGGACTCGTTGAGCAGGCTGCGGAGCTCGGCAGTGCCGAACGCATCGAGCGCCTTCTTCGCCACGGACAGGTTCTCCGACAGCCGCTCGCCGCCAAACTCCTTGTCGGACTTGCTACTGTCGGCCCATCCGGTGCGGACGGCCTCGATCTGCGCCGCCTGACGTTCGGCCAACTTGGGACCGACTGCGTCAAGGACGCGCTGCGCGGCTTCCTGCGACAGGTTCAGCTCCTTCGCCACCTTTGAGTACTCGGCGATGACCTCGGAGTCGAACGTTCGACCCTCCGGTGCCTTGAACTCGTAGGTTTCCGGCGCGGTCGGCTTGGCATCGGCGGGTGCCTCTGCGGCCTTGGCGTCGTTGGCTTCAGGAGCCTTGCCGGCAGCGGCCGCATCCGCGGCTTGCCGGCCCTGGGTCGTGGTCGCCTTCTGCTCGCTGCCGTATAGCTTCTCGGCCGTCGCCGAGACAGTTGCGGCAGCATCGGATGCGGGAGCGGCTGTGGTGTTGGTTTCAGCCGTTTCCATCATCGTTGGTTCGCTCATTGCTTGCTTGTTCCTTCATCATTGCCGGATACTGCTCCGGGCAGAGCGCGTGGACCATGCCGAGCATTCGTAGCCCGTAGTTCCTGCCGCCCTCCGCGAATGCCATCGACATCGCGTTGGTGTTGAAGGAACTGCGGAACACGCCCGCCTGGTCCAGCAGCCGCCACACAATGCGACGGCCTCGCTTGCTGGACATGAGCCACTTCACGTCGGCCTCCTCGTTCTGCCGTTCCAGGCGCTCACGGAGCTCTTTCTCGGCTCGGTCGCGCTCCTGGCCCCGCAGGTCGAGGGGGTCGTAATTGCTCACGGCGGGACTGTATCCCTGTGGCTAATGCTTACGGGTACTGTTTAGACCTCAACGCCGGACGGCGAGCCGTACCCGCTGAACATGTTCATCACGTCGGTCAGCGCGTTCTGCTGCCCGGTCGGTGCCTGCGCCATGTTCTTGACGCTCTGCGAGGTCTGCTGCATCGCCGCGGCCTGCTCCTTCGCCGCCATCGCACGGTTGCGTGCATCGCGCAGGACGGCGACCTCCTTGTCGGCCACGATGAGCGACGGGTCCACGCCGAGCATGTCGGCGTATACGTCGGCCCACTGGTCCTGGTCGAACTTGTCGAGGATGTCGGGCTTCATGCGGGCAATGGCCCCGAGGTTACCGACGAAACGGTCCACGGCGTTGGTGCCGATGGCTCGCTGCGCCTGCGCCAGCATGGACACGAACTCGACGTTCAGGTCCATTCCCTGCAATTCCTGCGGTGCCGGCGGGATCGCGCCGGACGCGACCATGCGGTTGAACGTGATGTCCACCAGCGGGGAGAGCAGCTCGTTGTGCAGGCGCTCGAGGACCGGGCCGAGCATGAGGAGCTTCTCCTCGTGGCGCTCGGCGACCTCGGTGGCGGTCATGCGGGTGTTCGGGATGTTGGCGAGCATCAGGAACAGGTCGGCGTAGAACGCCCCGCGCACGCGCTCGCGGCAGTCCATGATGTCGTTCAGCAGGTACTGGAGGTTCAGGTTCACCTCGAACGCGGTCTTGATCCCGTTCGACTGTCCGTCGTAGTACGACACCCCGCCAGGGAGCGTCTCCACGTCGCGGTTCTTCATGGACGCCGGCACCTGGAGCGGCGGCTTGGTCTGGTAGTCGATGGCCTGCGCCTTGCGGAGCTGCTCGTGCTGGAGCTGCTTGATGTCTCCGAGCGCCTCCATGCCCGGGCTGTTCCCGTAGATGTCTCCGCCGATCACGGACCAGCGAGGGCAGAGCGCCGGGAAGTACTGGAATCCGCTCTCGCGCAGGAACACGCCTTCCTCACCGCCGACCTCGAAGTACCACGAACCCCATGGCATGTTCTTGGCGTCGCGCTTCTTGGTGTCCCGGTCGGCCCGAGGCTCGATGGCGTGTATCACCGGAACCCACTGGTCGAGGTTCCCGGTGCGGTACATATTCTGCACCGACACGCTGCACTTCTCGAGTCCGAACTCCTTGACCATCTGCGAGACGGTCATCTCGAACTCGCGGTACAGCGTGCAGACGCGGCCCTTCGCATCGGTTGAGATGCAGTACTCGCCGCAGGTCAGCGGGTAGTGATGGATGACGCTCTGGTAGTCGGGGAGCAGGATGGTGGCTGCGGTGCCGAACGTGCCGAGCTCCTCGTACATCTGGTGCAGCGCGTTGTAGGTGTTCGACTTCTGAAACACGCGCTGCATGCGCTTGGTCACGTCATCGAGCCAGAGCTTGACGGGGTCGTAGGAATTCAGCTCCGGATCCGGCGTGGCGAGTCGGAACCACTGCCGCGCCGGCGAGGTCGCGCCCGACATCATTCCTGCGCCGAGTACGCGCAGGGCGCGGGTGCCCGTGGAGTCGTAGATGTTGTTGTGGCGGCGGTACCCGCGGTCGCGGTCCTGGCGGAAGTAGCGCCCGTTGCGCGGCAGGATGTACGAGGTGAGTTCCTGCCAGTGCGCGTACCAGGACGCACGCTCGCTCTTGAGTTGGCCCCACCGGGTGACCAGTCGATCCCGCGTGGGAGCGCCGGGATACGACGAGTTGTTTCCGGTGTACTCGCTCATTTCATCACCTACTATTTCGTGTTGCAGCTTCAAATGTTGCTGGACGTTGTGCGTATCGCATCGGTTGCGATTGGCGTCGCAACCCGCCGCCGGCTGCTTG